AAAAAATAGTACAGCGTGATTCTACGCTCTACGCGATAGCAAGCCTGTCTGTAGAGCTAGGGATCGCGCCTAGTGAGTTTATAAATATGGACTCAGAGATGCTACGAGCAATCGTGCAGGTACTTAGCGATAGAGCAAAGGAGATTAAAAATGCCCGTAGTCGTAACAGGCGTTAAACAACTCCAAAAGGCTATGAAAGATGTTGACAAAGACTTGAACAAAGAGATGTCAAAGAATATCAAACAGGCTATGTTAATTGTGCGTGATCGTGCACGTAGTTATTTACCAACACAGAATGAAGTGTTAAGTGGCTGGGGTAAAGGCACTGGGTCTATGGAGACTGTTAAAGATCCTAATAGATTATTTCCACCCTATGACTATGCATACGCTAAAAGCAAAGTCGCTTATTCTGCAGGTCAAAATAAAAGCAACGACAAAGGATTTAAGGCTGCATTCTATGTGTTTAACAATTCTAGATCAGGCGCAATATTTGAGACTGCAGGCCGTATAGGTAGGCCTAGAGGTAATAGATCGTTAAACCCTAACGCACCTGTGCAATTTAATGCAGCTGCAGAGATGCTATCTAGCATGAAAGGTCAAGGCAAGCAACGTGGTCGTGTTATCTATCGTGCTTGGGATGAAACTAAAGATGTAATTATACCGAGAGTAGTTAATGCAATTGACACAGTAGCAAAGAAGTTTATTAAAGACACAGAGATTAGAAGGGCTGCATAGTGCCTAATTTAATTGTCAGTGCAGTTAGCACCTTTGATAACAAAGGATTAAAAAAAGGCAAGAAAGAAATATCAGCCTTTGACAAGAATGTACAAAGCCTAGGCAAAACCTTTGCCAAAGTATTTGGATCTATTGCGCTAGTTAACTTTGGCAAGAATGCAGTCAACGCATTTATAGATTCTGAGAAGGCAGCCGCTAAACTACGCACGACAGTTAGCAACCTAGGCTTAGAGTTTCAGCAGCCAGGCATAGAAGATTACTTAAAGAATTTATCTTTGCAATTTGGCATAGTAGATGAAAGTTTAATTCCAGGCTTCCAGCGTCTATTAATAGTAACTAAAGATGTTGCACAGGCACAAAGTTTATTTGAGACTGCACTAAACGTATCAGCAGGCACAGGCAAAGATTTAACAGCTGTATCTACTAGCTTGTCTAAGGCTTACCTAGGCGATAACGCAGCACTAGGTAGATTAGGCGTAGGACTAAGCAAGGCACAATTAAAGTCAGCATCATTTTTAGAAGTACAGCGCACACTTAACGTTAACTTTGCAGGTCAAGCCGCAGCAGCTGTAGAAGGTTATGCAGGCAGTATGGCTAAATTAACTGTAGCTGTAGATGAATCTAAAGAGGCTATAGGCAAGGGCTTATTAGATGCAATAGCAGCACTATCTGGCAGTAACGATATAGATACATTTACTGTAAAAATGGTTAATGCAGCTGAGAAAATAGGCAACGCATTTAGGACTGTTGGCGATGTAATTGGATTACTAAACCCTAATGCAAGCGTTAAAGTAGGCGGCAAGTTCTTGCGTAAGTCTGATATGAACGCACCTAGATTATCACCAGCCACAAGCAGAGCAATTTTATTGAAGCAAGAAGTTACACAGATTAAAACAGGTGTTACTCTACGTAAAGCAGAGAATGACCAACTTAAGAAAAAGACTGCCGTAGATCAATTACGAGACAAGTTTGACTTAGAGCGCATAGGCTTAAACGCTGCATTAAACGCTGCAGTGGATGAAGAGACTAAATTACGTATTAGGTCGCAGATAGCCATACTAGATAATAATGAGGCTTTGGCTAAGAAGTATCTAGCAGAAATGAATGCTGCCGAAAATGCTGCAAAACTAGCTGCAACCTATGAGACTGCATTAGCCTCTATTAAAAGTTTAATCTCTAGAATAAATGAGTTTATATTAAAGCAAGGTGGCACACCACCAACACCACAAGTCACATATAATTACGCTTTATCTACAGCCCAAGCAACTAATGAGAAGATAGCCGCATTTGAAAACAAAGTAGCAATAGAATCTACGCGAGAATTGAACTCACGCATAAGCGAATTTCTAAGTCAGAATAATGCTCAACGTTCTTCTTCACAAGCCCCTATGGACATTAAAGTAACCGTAGATGCAGGTGGCGACAGGCTAAGTCAGGCTATAGCAGAGAGCATACAGGTAGCAACTAGGTCAGGTTATTCAACAGTACCTAATGGCTTTATAGCATGACCGTACCAGTAATAAATGCAATAATTAACTTTAGCACTGGCCCATCTTTTGCTCAGGCCATGATTATTGACCAAGGTATTTTAGGCACTAACGTACTAGCAGATTCAGCAGCTGTAATTGTAGATGTGTCTAATCAGGTTAACCGCATAGAGACTAACCGAGGTCGTACTGCACTATCAGATCAATTCCAGACAGGCGCACTAACCTTACGCATAGTGGATCAGAATGGCGACTTTAATCCGCAGAATGTTACTGGCCCGTATTATAATTTATTAACACCTATGAAAAAGGTACAGATTACTGCTACCTTTAACAATGTTACCTATCCTATTTTCTCAGGATTTATTACTTCTTATGTAACTACATACCCAGATGAGTCTGGTGAAGATTTAGCCATGACTACAATACAGGCTGTAGATGCATTTAGATTAGCCCAGTTAGCACAGATCAGCACAGTTACAGGTGCTACTGCAGGGGATCTAGCAGGCACACGTATTAACGAGATATTAGATGAGATTTCATGGCCCACTTCTCAGCGTAATATAGACGCAGGTCTTACTACTATGCAGGCAGATCCTGGCACTAACAGAACAGCATTGCAAGCGTTAACCACTGTAAGCACGTCCGAATACGGGGCACTATATGTAGATGCCAATAATTCTTTTATTTTTCAAGACCGAGCGGTAACTGTTGGATCTATTGGCGGCACACCCACAGTCTTTGCAGATAACGGCACAGGTATAGATTACTTTGATGCATCATGGATATTAAATGACACACTAATATTTAACAAAGCCACTATTACTAGGACTGGGGGCAGCGCACAGGTAGCATCTAATCAAGCATCTATAGATAAATACTTCCTGCACAGTTACTTCCAAGACAACCTACTTATGCAGACCGATGCAGTAGCCCTAGATTACGCACAGGCTTATGTGGCCAGTAGAGCTGAGACCACGATCCGATGTGATGCTATTGTCTTAGACCTATACACGCCTAATTATGATACAGGCGTAGTCGCAGCCCTAGACCTAGATTTCTTTGATCCTATAACTATTATTACTACTCAGCCAGGTGGATCTTTGCTAGAGAAGACCCTGCAGATTTTCGGTGTCCGTATGAATATAACCCCGAATAGTTGGAAAACAACCTTTACAACACTAGAACCTGTCATAGATGGGTTTATAATAGGCAACGTAGATTACGGTGTCTTAGGACAAAACGTACTATCTTATTAAGGAGATATAATGGCAACAGGATTTCCAGCATCAACAGGTGACGTACTAACCTCTGGCATGTTTAATGGCTTAACTGCATTTACAGTAGGCACTGCCAACACTGCAGATTACACAGCTGTAAGTGCAGATCAATACCAGGTATTACAGTTAATGAATAAAGCCACAGCAATAGCATTTAAGATACCAACTAACGCATCGGTAGCATTTCCAGTAGGTACAGCATTAACTGTGTTAAATATAGGTGTTGGTGCTTTAACAATAAGTGCAGTAACACCAGGAACTACTACAGTATTAAGTGCTGGCGCGGTAGCAGCATCACCAACCGTTGCACAATACAAAACTGCCGTCTGCATCAAGACTGGCACAGATTCTTGGTATGTAGTAGGCGGGATAGCATAATGTTAAATAGTATTTTTGCCGCGTTTGGTGGCGCACTGCCACCAAAACCAGTTGTAACTGGCGGAACATTGACTAATGATGGCACATATTATTACAGAACTTTTACTGCTAGTGGTTCGCTAGAAGTATCAGTTGCCGATTTAGCGGCAGAAGTTTTAGTAACCGCAGGCGCAGGTGGTTCTGGGCGTAATGCTTCAGGTGGCGGTGGCGCAGGTGGTTTTAGAGTTTTAACCTCACAAACATTAGCACCAAGAATATACACATTAACTGTTGGCGCAGGTGGCGCAGGTGGTACTAGTGATACCTCTCCTGCTTGTGATGGTAAAAATGGTACAAATTCTACAATTACAGGATCGGGTTTTACTACTATTTCTGCAACTGCTGGCGGTGGATCAGGTGGATTTCTAGGTGGATCAGGTGGATCAAATAATTCAGGTGGATCAGGTGCAGGTGGTAAAGGTGATGGTAATGGTTCAACACCAGGATCAGGAAATGCAGGTGGGTATTCACCAGTTGAGGGTTTTGCAGGTGGTAATGGTTCAGGCGGTGGCGGGGGCGGGGGCGGTGGTGCTACACAAGTTGGAGAAGCCGAAAGTGGAACTACAGGTGGAGATGGCGGTAATGGTTCAGGTTCTTATTCAATTTGGGGTTCTACAACTAGTACAGGTCAAAACTCAGGTGGCACATATTATTATGCAGGCGGTGGTGGTGGTTGTAGAGCAGAAGGCGGCAACTCAACAGGCGGCTTAGGTGGTGGTGGTGCTGGATCAAGAACTGGTGTTGGAACTAATGGTACTACTAATACAGGTGGCGGTGCTGGTGGTTCTGCTTCAGGAAACTTTGTTGGTGCTAATGGCGGTTCAGGTTTAATTATTGTTAGATATTTAATGGCGGCGGTCTAATGAGTCATTGGGCAGAATTAAATAATAACAACGAAGTAATAAGAGTTTTAGTTGGCGACAACAATGATCCAAATGGTGATGAAGGTTATCAATGGTTAATTGATAATTTAGGTGGCACTTGGATACAAACATCATATAATTCTAATTTCCGTAAAAAATATGCTGGCGTAGGTGATATTTATAATGCAGATGGTGATGTATTTATATCTGCAAAACCAAATTGTGGTCATGATGAATTAACACTTAATGAGAATTACGATTGGAAATGCACAAATATAGAACATGATAATGCATTATGAAACCAAGATTATGCGCAGCTGGAGTGCAGTTAAGAGATCAAATTGATACCTGGTACCCAGATCGTCGCTCTACCTCTGATGGGTGGTTGGGTGATGCTCGTCATTCCGCCACAAAATCGGATCATAATCCAGATGCAGATGGGTGTGTACGAGCCATTGATGTGGATTCTCGCTTGGATTCATCCGAAGGGATCTCAGTATATTTGGCTGACCAAATCAGAATCTGTGCAAAAACCGATAAGCGCATATCTTACGTAATACATAATGGCATGATCGCTAGCAGAATACTTAATTACAAATGGCGTAAATACAGGGGTTTTAACAAACACACAAAGCACATACATATCAGCTTTACAAAGTTAGGCGATAAAGATAGTAAGCCGTTTGATATACCACTACTAGGGGGCAACATATGAAAATAAGCAATAAGCAGAAAGCAATACTTAAATCATACTTTAGGGGTGTGCTTGTATCATTCTTAACATTCTTAGCCAGTAATGAGTTAGGACTAGATCCAGTTATATCAGTAGTAGTGGCCGCACTTGCAGGCCCAGCAGCTAGGGCTTTAGATAAATCCGATGATGCTTATGGCCTCGGTGCAGATGAAGCATGAGCCCGAACGAGTGGGTCGCATTAGCCGTTGGCGCATGCGCCTTATTAACAAGTTTATTAGTGGCTCTGCGCTGGGTTATTAAATCTTATTTACAAGAGCTTAAACCTAATAGTGGGTCAAGTTTGTACGATGCCATTTCTCGCATTGACGAAAAAAGCACTAGACTTGAAGAGCGTGTCGATGATCTTTATTCTTTAATAGTTAAGCGACAATTATAGTATGGCTGATACAAGACGGAAGCGTAAGAAGATAAATAAGCGCATTGTGCGTAAATCACCTGAGCCATTATCTAAACTAGATCAGCATTATATTGCTATGAATGAGATCTACAAGGCTGCACGTAAGGCTGGCTTTAGCGAGAGTTGTAGCCTGTATTTTGTATCAGATAGAGCGACTATGCCAGACTGGGTTATTGGTGATGGCGGCATCATACCTAGTATAGATCCTACAGAAGAAGACGAAGATTAAGCGTGTTGCGTTTGTAAGTGACTTGCAAGTGCCTTTTTTTAATGAGGCTGCAGTAAAATCTACGGGTAAGTTTTTAGCTAAGTGGCGACCTCATCAAACTATTTGTATTGGTGATGAAATAGATCTACCACAGCTTGGCGGTTTTAACGCTGGCACAATAGATGAGATGGTCGGCAACATAAATGATGATCGGCTGCAAACACAGCAGGTGCTAAGTTACTTAGGAGTAACAGACGTGCTTGGCAGTAATCATGGCATAAGACTTTATAGATCTATTAAGAAGCGTTTACCCAGTTTTCTAAATTTGCCAGAGCTGCAATACGAAAAATTTATGGGTTACGATAAATTAGGCATTAAGTTTCACCCTTACGGATATGACTGGGCGCATGGCTGGACTGCTGTGCATGGTGATGCTTTCCCACTTAGTCAAGTGCCAGGACAAACAGCCTTAAATGGGGCTAGAAGGCTAGGAAAAAGCGTAGTGTGTGGTCATACCCATAGACTAGGCCAGTCGGCCTTTACAGAGGCATCTAGGGGTCAATTAGGGCGTACTGTATGGGGTGTCGAAGTCGGCATGTTGGTCGATCTTAGTTCCACAGGCATGGCGTACACTAGAGGCTATGCAAACTGGCAAACAGGCTTTGCAGTCGCCTACGTGCATGAGCGTAGAGTGCAGATTATTACAGTGCCTATTAACGCAGATGGCAGCTTTATATTTGAGGGCAAAATCTACAAGTAACAAAATCGTTATACAAAATCTATCCCGATATTATCCACAAAGTCATACACACATGCAACACTATTGCTATGCCACAAATTGTGGTATGGAAAGTAGGGCTACATGATTGCAACAACAGCACCATGGATAGTGCTTTATAGCGTCCTGGGTTATTTTATTGCGTGGGGCGTTTACGAAACAATTAAAGATAATGCATTCCAGTCAGGTTATTGGAAAGGTCGTAAAGACGGCTACGACATGCACCGTAGGATCACAGATAGCAAAATCGATGCCAACAACAACTGAGGCGTTTTTTGCAACCGCAACTAAACTCATCCACGAGCGAGGCACAGTTTACGGACATGCTTTTTACAACATGGATCGGACTGCAAAGCTTGTCAGTGCGTATCTTGATTTCCCACTCATGCCGCACGACATCTGTGTTATCAATATCTTACAAAAGATCAGTAGGTTACAAGAATCACCTGGTCACCTCGACAGTCTTATCGACATCGCTGCATACACAGCAATTTACAAAACAGTCTACGATGCAGAAATTGACAATACAGACGATTGGAAAGACTAATGGCATTTAATTTAGAGGATTACACCACAGTTCAAGAAAGATCAAACATATTCTGGGAAAGGTATAAAAATGGCGCAGTTCGAACAAGGATTATCTCGGAGTCAGACACTAGAGTCATTGTTGTTTGTGAATTATTTAGGGAGTCAACTGACACACAACCATTCGCAACAGGTCATGCGAAAGAAGTCATATCGGACCGTGGCGTTAATCGTGACTTTGCGCTGGAAAATTGTGAGACTTCAGCTCGAGGCGTTGCTTTTAAGGCGGCTAATATTGGTACTGAAAAAAATGGACCAAGTAGAGAAGAAATGGTCAGAGTAAATGAAAAACAATTTACACCTAAATATGGCAGACCAGGATCTAAGTCGGCTGCGATGGAATATGCGTTACATATTGTGGACACACAACTTAAAGATAGTAGTAACGAGCCTGTTCCTGTTGCTTGGTCTATTGGCGACAGCGTTAGCAAAATTGGTGAAGTTCCTACTGTTGGGTTTACTTGTAGGCATGGTGATATGGTAAAAAAAGAAGGCATAGCCAAATCTACAAATAGGCCGTTTGCAGGTTATGTATGCGGCGCACCTAAGGGCGATCAGTGTGATGCTAAGTGGGCAAAACTTACAGCTGCTGGCACATGGTTTTGGCCCGATGATTCAGAGTCAGGTAAAGGGGGTGAATGATGGGATATATTGAAGTATTAAATGGTTCAGGCTTTACATTACGCATGGAAAACGATAAAGAAAGCCTAAACCTAAGTGCAGATAGATGTGTATCGTGTAATGATGACAGGTTATTACATGATGGTCAGTATTTGGTTTGTTCTCAGTGCCACTGCAGGCAATAAGAAAGGGGATTTTATCACATGTACACAAAGTTTAAGTGTAATGGCTGTGATCGTAAGACCGAGTTCTTATGGCTTGAGCAGTTAGATACGCCTGAGGGATTTAAGGCTTATCAGTGTATGGACTGTGGCTGTGTTGGTGTTAAGAATATAGCTGAGGCTTTGCATATTCCAGATAGCAACATAGATAGATGCGATAAGTGTGGTGGCTGGCAATTCTTAGGCAGCGGTTGCCACACTTGTGCATTGATAGGGGCTAAGTTATTACCTTTAGCACAGCATGCTGGTGGTGCTTTCGGTGGTGTAACAGTTGCAGCTTTAACCCAGTCTTCGTTACTTAATGGCAAAGGATCTGTACGATCTACTGAGAATGTTTGTGGCACAGCTTGTAACTGCACCACTTTATTCATTTCTTCTCTGCTAGCACGTTTGCCCTTAGCTGCGTAACCCGCGTTTGCAAGCGCACGGCCGATCGCTGAAGTCTCGCAGTTTTCCA